CCCGGTTTGCCACGTTTATCCGATTCGGTCGCATCTACCTCGTCGAGGGCTGGGTTATGGCCCCGGCGGTTGCGACAAGCCAATAAAAAAACCCACTGGGCGACAGGCTTTAGGCTTGGTTTGCCGCATACAAGAGATGCACAACCATCTTCTTGCAGCTTTGACGAAGCCCGGCCCCCAGTGGGTTCGGATTCGCTGTTGTGAGCTACCCATCGGGTTACCAAGCCGATAGGTGACGAGAGTGTCCTACAACGTTTTTAGTCTGTCAAATCCCCCTGCCGGTAGCCTTACACGGCCATACGCTTTTAAGCACTCTGTTGATCAGGCTATCAGCAGACAAGTGCCGCTCTGCTGGTGTGTTGGTGAGGTAGTTCCGGATCATGTCTTGAACCTGCCCCGCTGTTACATGCGACGGCGGGCAATGCAAGAACCCTTGTCCAACATCAAACGCCCCCATGACATACCCGAGTGCCACCCCTCTCGAAAAGTAATCCGTTGCGTTCAAGTCAGACAGAAGATCATTGCCACTCTTGAACTCAGCGTGAGCCGTCAGCGACACACACAGTGTTGCTGCTGCCAACCATTTCATTTTTATCTCCTTCAGCGTTGGTGGCCTGTGCGGGACTCGAACCCTCACGCCTACCGGCAACAGATTTTAAGTCTGTCGTGTCTACCTATTCCACCAACAGGCCAGACTATATCATAACGATAGTGCGAACAATAGCTCATTGTATTTTTTAATCGGCTACTGTGTTATGATAGCCCTGTGCTACATGCACACTCCTCCTTCAGTCTTTTGGCCCCCGCGTGGGGCCATTTTTTTTCACAGTTCCACTTCCTTCAACCGCCACCGGCCATCCTCTTTATCCCACCCGTGGATGAGGATTCTCCACCCCGACCGGATCATTTCTGGATAGGCCTCTGTCTCCTCTATCTTGGTTCTTCTAGAGGATACGTTCGCTCTACTCGTAACCTGTACGGCGACGGTTTCGTGGTTCCCAATACACAGTAGGTCGATACACCCAAACAGGTCGTGCTTCCTGCGGGTGAAGGCGTTGTAGTGCTCGACAGTAGCGACTACGTATCCCCGGTCTCTCATTTCTGCCATAGACCTAGGCGTCAGACTCGGTATTTTCCGCTTAGGCTTCGCTAGCGCTTGCACATCTTCTGCGATAGTGCTATCGTCTGGTTTCGACATGGAGACCTCGATGAAGGTAACGAACAACTGGGGTGTGCCTGAGCCGCTGATGACGCTGGCGTCTCGGGAATACTACAGCAAGGGGAAGAGTGACTACAGCGTGACTGAGCTTCTTTCCCCGCCCCGGGTAAGGCGGTTGAGAGAGCAACACAGCGAACACCTTGTCTCGGATGTTACGGACATGATGTGGCAGATGCTTGGGTCTGCCTTGCATGTAGTCATGGAGCGGGGTGAAACCCCGGGCTGGATCTCAGAAGAGCGTGTCTTTCTAGAGATCGACGGGGTAACGATCTCGGGGCAAATAGATCTCCAACAGGAAACCCCTGACGGTTTAATCCTGTACGACTACAAGTTCACCTCCGCATGGGCGGTGATGAACGACAAGATCGAATGGGAGCAACAGCTAAACCTGTACGGCTGGCTCTTGAGAAAGGTCAAGAACCAGAACATTGCCGGTCTCAGGATCTGCGCTCTTATCCGGGACTGGAGTAAGCACGATACCCGGGAGGGGTACCCGCCAAAACAAATACACGTTATCGAGATCCCGCTCTGGGACTTTGAAACGGCGGATAGGTTCGTAAGAACCCGGTTAGACCAGCACAAGGAGTCTAAGGTCACGACCGATCTGGGCGGGGATCTGCCTTTGTGTACAGAGCATGAACGATGGCAGTCAGAAACCATGTACGCAGTAAGGAGGGAAGGAAGAAAAACAGCAATCAAAGTCCTAAGAGATCACAACGAAGCCAAGCAACTAGCAGAAAAGGAAAAAGGATATGTCGAAATCAGGAACGGGGAACCCAAGCGGTGTACCGGGAACTACTGTGGAGTCGCAGAGTTCTGCGACCAATATCGAATGGAACTTGCTGAAGCTGAACGTCAACGAGCACACGGAGAAGAAGCAGAACCTAACGTATCTTAGTTGGGCGTGGGCATGGCAGGAAGCATTAAAAGCTGATCCGAAAGCTTCTTTCCGGGTTCACACGTTCTCAACCGTGCAAGACGGTGCAAGTCCGGTTATGAACATCAACGGGACGGGAATGGTCTGGGTGGATGTAACCCTTAACGGGACTACGAGAACAGGCTTTCTGCCGGTTATGGATCACCGGAATAAACCTATCGAGGAGCCGGATGCGTTTCAGGTAAACACCGCTCTTATGAGGTGTATGACCAAGACCTTAGCTCTGTTTGGATTGGGTCTCTACATCTACGCCGGGGAGGATCTGCCGGAAGGTGAGCCGGAGGTAGCGCCGGAAGCCAAGAAAGCGGTACAGGAACCCAAGGTAGACGCAAACCTAGCTTTGTTTGCAGAGAAGATGAAAGAGATGGTGACCATCGCTACTACTAAAGATGAACTCCGGGAGTTCTGGAAAGCAAACCTGCCTCAGTTGGACATCCTTAAAACCGAGAACCCTGACCTGTTCAAGTCAGTTCTGAAAACGTTTAAAGACGCTCAATCACAAATGGAACAAGCATGAGATCTTACAAAACCGTCTCTGTCCCGCTGGATGTCATAGCACTTCTAGACGAAGTTAAGAAGGAGCTAGAGAAGAAGTTCGGGGTGAGCTTCTCTTATCCCCAAGTGATTACTTACCTCGTAAAACACAGGAGCATCTGATGTACGAACAACGCAAAGACTCTGGTCGATTGATGGCCTCGCAGACCAAGAAACACGAGAAGTCCCCCGACTACTGGGGAGAGATCGCTATCGACGTTAAAGACCTGACCAAGGTTGAACAAGTCAATGGCCTTCTTGTTTTTAAGATCAACGGCTGGAAGCGTAAGACCCAAGCAGGTTCTACCTATCTCAGTCTAGCCATCGACCGGTACGTTAGCGACCGTGCCTCCAAAGCAGCACCAAAACCTGTCGTTAAGAAATCGTTCGATGATCTGGAAGACGACTTCGTATGAGTCCGCTGGAATTTGAAGCCAAGAAGATCGCGCTTAAACAGGATAGCAACGGGTTTGTTTTAACCCTTGCTGTTCATCCCGACGAGGCTCCGGAGGAGCTTCTTAGGGACTTCGTAGGAGCGCGGTACATGGTGGTGATGGTACGAATCCTAGACGATGAGACCAAGCTTCTTTATAAGAACCGCGTCAGTCAGGCAGCGGTCTTGTGTAAGAAGATGGACTTTCAGATGTGGTTGGGGGTTGACTCAGAACTAACAGCCGCAGAGGAGCTATGCAAACGGCTGGAGATCAAATCACGATCTGAGTTGAATGGAAACAAGAAAGCTCAGGAACGGTTTGATCAACTGGTAAAGGAATATAACGATGCCGATTTCTTCTAAGAAACTGAAACCTTTTATGTCTTACATAGAAGAGTCTCAGTACGTAAAGATGAGCAGGCTTTCTAAGAAGACTCACATTCCAATGTCTCAACTTATGAGGGAAGCTATCTCAATAAGGATCACAGAAGGCAACCCCTACACCGCCGGATTTAATAGCGGTTTGGAACATGCCATGAAAATTATTGATAACAATCAAGCTTCGCAAATGCGATTCCCGTCTGGGAAATCTTTCGCAGAGTTGATTAACGAGGAAATTGAAAAGGCCCGTATGAATGAAACTGCTTAAAGGAAATAGAAACCAATGCGGAGTATGTAAAGAGTACTTTAATTCAATAGGAGCTTTCGATAAACACCGAGTGTTTGATAAGCCGAAAGATTGGGCTACAAGACGCTGCATGACATCAGACGAAATGATCAGCAGCGGGATGTCTCTTAACCAAGCAGGGTTCTGGGTAACAGAGAAAATGCCAGAACAGTTTTTAAAAGGATTGAAGGAAAATGAAAGTAACAACCAAGGTAGTAAGCGTAACGCCAACGATGGCGAAGTCGTGGCTGGATAAGTTTAACAATCGAAATCGGAACGTCCGGGAAGGTGCCATTAGCAACTACGCTAATGACATGAAAGAAGGTAGGTGGGAACTCACCCACCAAGGGATCGCCTTCTACGAAGATGGCGTCTTAGCTGATGGGCAGCACCGTCTGTTAGCGGTGATCCGGGCCAACAGAGACGTTCAGTTCATGGTGACTCACGGTCTACCTAAGAAAGCAGGGGCCGTCTTAGATCAACACTCTAAGCGACAGGCTCATGACGCCATCGCCATCGGCGGTCTAGCTGAGGGGACCAATAGGAACATCGTAGCTATCACACGTTTCCTGATGTCCAACATGGGCACCACTACAAAACCCAAGAGTGTTCATGACATTGCGTGGTTTATAAAGAAGTACTACGAAGTCCTGCACAAGGTTGACCGGATGGTCATCTCCAAGAAACGGCAAGTTACACACGCCGGGATCTTATCGGTGTATGTTTGTGCGCTGTTGGCTGGGGAGCCAGAAGAGAAACTCGCTAGGTTTGTAAAGGTGATGTACACAGGTGAACCTGCCGGACCGCATGAGAACGCAGCTATTCGTCTGAGAGAACACCTGCTGATGACGCCGAACGCATGGGTTGGTGCGGCACGTACAGAAACCTGTAAACGCGCCATGAGAGCGCTGCATGCGTTTGTCCGGGAACAACCGCTGGGCAGGCTTGCAGTACCGCCTGAGTTCATTTACTCAATGCCGGAGGCATGATGGATATCACCGTATACAAAAGAGTGACAGACGTACAGGCCACATGGAAGTCATTTGGTTGGTCACCTCCCAGTGATGACCCGACGATAAAAGCAAAGTGGCTGTTTTATAGAACCCTAGACACTGGTGGATCTAACGAAACACCTTGTCTAGAACCGTCAGACGGTTACGCATTCCGTATAGATTTTAATTGCCAAGGAAAGATAGATGATTGATTACAGCGAAGGTTGTCATGAGTTAAAGAACCTAGTTCACGACCTGTATCGGGCGTGTCTAGATAAAGATTACTTAACTGCCAAGGAGCTTTGCGATCAGATCGTAGTAGCTGCCCGGCTTACCCGGGCGACCATTACAGACCAGCAGGAGAAAAACAATGTATGACCAGACTAGAGCCTGTCAGGCGTTGTTATCTTCTGTGATTGCCTTAGCGGTGAATGACGCAACCGCTGCCCCGGTCAAGAACAAAGACAGCAAATTTCCGATGACAGTAGAAGCGTTTACTGCCATGCGGTTTTTGTTCGATGAAACGCAAGCAGGTTTAGCTGAGTACGCTACTTGGCTGGACATCGACCCCGGGCACTTTAGAACCAAGCTGAGAGAGGTGATGGCTGATAACCACCCCCACCCCCGGGCGGGGTTTGATGCTATGAGGCGTAGGAACTTTCGGCAGAACTACGGATTTTGGCTGAGGATTAAAGGAGAGCCCGTTAGCTTGGAGGAGGAAGAATGAAAGACTACACCGGCTACACAACCCAGCGAGCCATCTTAATAGAGTACCTACAGGTCATGATCGCCCGGAACGATTGGCATGGCGTTGCTGATGTAGCGATAGATCTTAGGGAGATGGAAGCAGAACATAGGAAGGAATATGAAACGAGATGAGATCCTGAACCGCGCAGAGAAGCACAGTACTCTTACAGCAGGATGGATCTTTAACGCTTCAGGCTTAGAGAAATTTTGGAAGGAAGCATACGAGGCCGGGAGGAAAGCAGAAAGGAAAGACTGTGCAGATCTAACAGAACAGATGGGTCTAGACGGTTACGGAACGCTTGCTATAGCAGCAGCGATGAGGAAAAGAAAATGAGCGAAGACGAAGTGATGGAGTTGGCTCAGCGGGCCGGGACGTATACGGAAGTAGAAGACGGAGAGGAATGGTTAGTAATGTCTGAATCTGCTTTCCCGGTCTTTGCGAAGCTAATTATAGAAACTGAACGAGAGAAATGCGCACAGTTGTGTGAGCGCATGGCTAAGCGGTGTAACGACATTCGTGCAGCTGCATTAGAGGTGGCGGCGGAATATATCCGGGCAGGTGCGAAATGAACCGAGACGACATCATCCGCATGGCGCAGGAGGCTGAAGGGATTCAGTTCAACTACAGGCCCAGCGAGGAGTTTGTTTGCTTTGCCGAACGCTTCGCTGCTCTCATCGAACAGTATCTGTCCTACGACGGTATTCACACCTGCCACGCTGAGTGCCAACGTCCTGCGTGTGTAGCGGTGCGGGAGGCAGTCAAGGCCGAGCGTGAGGCGTGTGCTCAGTTGTGTTTGGAAACCGAGCCGTTTTACGGCGTGATGTTTGCTGAAGCTATCCGAGCACGAAAGGGTTTGTAATGGTTACCCAAGATCGACTACATGAGTTGTTTGATTATAAAGACGGGCAACTAATTGCGAAAATAAAACGAAAACGAAGAAATGTTGGAGATGTTATGGGAAGCAAAACAGATAGAGGGTATCTAGCCGTATGCGTTGATGGGAAAAATTATAAGGTTCATAGAATAATTTATTTATATCACCACGGTAATTTGCCTGAACAAATAGACCATATAAATGGAATCAGAACTGATAACAGAATAGAAAACCTTCGACCTGCTACAGATTTACAGAACAGCCAAAACAGAAAGCCGTTAGCAAAATCTGGGGTCAAAGGTGTTTATTGGAATAAACGGTCAAAAAAATGGGTGGCAAATATTTGTGTCAACAGAAAAAACAAACACTTGGGTTCTTTTAAAACTCTAGAAGAAGCGGCAATGATTGCTACGGCAGAAAGATTGGCAGCGCATAAAGATTATGCTTGGAAAGGTGAGAAATGAACAACGGAGGTCCAGCGTTCCCAACGGGCACGGCATTTCAAGGCATGACCCTGCGCGATTACTTCGCAGCGCAGGCGATGCAAGGATTGCTTGCGGGTCTTGATAGAGATGCACGGCGGTTCATGGAGCGCCAGGAAGAGCCAGCAGAAGCCATGGCGAAAGCGTGCTGGACAATGGCAGACGCCATGCTGGAAGCGAGGAACAGATGAACCAAAACGAGATCTTAAAGATCGCTGCTGAGGCCGGAGCGTTCTGGGAGCTATCGGAGACGCCAGAGAAAGACGTAGCCTTTCTGATGCGCGTTGTAGAGCGTGTTGCAGCCTACGAACGTGATCGGTGCATCCTGATCCTAGAGCGCCTGCACGAGCAAGTAGGTGATCGGCACAACTACTACTTGCACGCAGCCAAAGTGCTGAAGGGGGAGGCATGACCGAAGCCTTTTTTATCGGCTGGGCCGTTGGCATCATCACCGGCTATGTGATCTGGGCACCAGAGACACGGTTCAAGAAGAACTTCGTTGACGGACTGACGTTGCGGTTTTTGTGGGGGAAGAAATGAGGCATCACCGTCTGTACTACGTCATGCTCGACAAAGCCCGCAAGTTTTCGTTTGGCTACAGCAACTTCATCGTCACGCCGTATCTAGGTCGAGCGCGGTACTACGCGAAGCGGCTGAAGCGGAAAGACCGGCAGATTGATGTACGAGAGCGTGGTAAACGTGGGTATGTATTGAAAGGGAGTTGGCTATGAGCATCGAGGTCATGAAGCAGGCGCTGGAGGCGTTGGATCATGAAGCCAACAAAGGCAACGACAACGCATATCAGTGTGAACGTGATGCCCTCCGCGCTGCCATCGAGCAGGCTGAGAAGCAGGCGCCTTATATTGCTGTGGCTAACGACCGCATCACGATTGATCCAGTAACCGGCAATGTCAGTATAGGCATTCCAGCAGCACCGCGAGAATGGGTCGAACTGACGGACGACGAAGCGCGCGCTCTAGTTAATCGCGCCACTTTCGGCGATAGAGCCAACTGGCAAGCGTTGGTTTATATGGTTGATGCGAAGCTAAAGGAGAAGAACACATGACCAAGTGGATGCGCAAAGCCATTGAAAACGGCACACCAGAGTTCCAGTCGTATGCCGAGTACGTTACCGAGGCTATGCCAGACGTTACCCTGCCAGTGCTGCGCGATATGTTTAAACACAACGCCAGCGTGCGGGAGTATCAAGAACACCAAGCCGCCATCGAAGCAAAGCTAAAGGAGAAGAACGGATGAGTTATCTCATTGCGCCGCTGCCGCCGCTGAAATGTTTTGTCAAACGGGAGTTTCTCTACAACTTTGAGAGGGGACAAGGAGAACTGGAACCTGCAATCTGGGTGAGTCTTAAAGCATTGCGCGGTCAAGTATTTCGTATTGAATCTTTACTCCCGGCATACGGTGCGTTGTATGACAAGCTGCCGCTTCATGCTTATG